ATTTTTACGACGCGTTTCATAGTGACCGCGACAAGTGGCACTGCATTACCGTGTCGTGCGAAGAGGGCGAGTATGTCGACCCGAAGTTTATCGCGGAGATGGCGGCGAAATACGGCGGCGACAGCAATGTGTACCGCGTGCGCGTCTTGGGCGAGTTCCCGACGCAGTCCGACGACGTGTTACTGCCGCTGCATTTGGTTGAGGACGCGGTAAAGCGTGACGTCGAGGCAGGGCCTACGACGCCGGTTGTTTGGGGGTTGGACGTTGCGCGCTTTGGTGGCGACAGGTCGGCGCTTTGCAAGCGGCAGGGCAACGTAATGATTGAGCCGATCAAGACGTGGCAGAATAAGGACTTGATGGAGCTGGCGGGCATTATTTTGAGCGAATACGACGTCGTGCCTTACTCGCAGCGCCCGCAGGCGATATATATTGACGCGATTGGCTTGGGCGCGGGCTTGGCGGATCGTTTGCGCGAGCTGGATATGCCTGCGGTGGCGGTGTCGGTTAGTGAGACGGCCAGCCTGAAGGATCGCTTTAACCGGCTGCGCGATGAGTTGTTTTGGGCTGCCCGCGAGTGGTTTGAGGCGCGCGACGTGAAGATACCGCAGGACGACACGTTAATTGCCGAGATAACTGGCGTCAGGTACAAGTACCTGTCGACTGGCAAGCTGAAGGTTGAGAGTAAGGACGAGATGAAGCGACGCGGGCAGCGCTCGCCTGACGTGGCTGACGCGTTTGTGCTGACCTTCGCGGGGCAGGGTGCGGTTGCTGGCGGCTACTCTAGGGGTTATAATCACAATCGCAGTTTGAAACCTAAAAACAGTTGGGTGGTTTAGTGAACGGTTTGTTATCCCCAGACGATATGATGCTCGCTGGGCCGCAGGGCGGTGTGTCTGGTGGCTTTGACCGTGACGCATTGATGCGGTCGCTTTTAGGTCAGGGGGAATATGCCGACGCTGGCATGATTTTGCCGTATGCGAAAACGCCGAAGGGTGAAACTGTTTGGTCGTTCCCTGCGCCTATTCAGGCTGCCGCCAGAACCGCTAATCGCGCTATGGGCGGTATGCCCCTCGATATTGATCCCTACACCGGATTGCCGTCTGAAAACGTGCTTGCTGACGCCGCTGAGACGGCAGGTATGTTTACCGGCGCTGGCTTACTTGCGCCTAAACCTGCTGGCGCGATTGGTATGTCTGGCGGCGGTGGAGGTGTAACGCGCGCTATCCCGCCTCGACAAGTCGACGATCTGGGCTTTTACAGTCAGGCGTTAGAGGCTGCGACGATGTTGCCGCAGGCTAAAGGCACCGGCCAGCAAATGGAGGCTATGCTATTGAAGGCTGGCGTTAAGCCAGACGAGATTGCTTTTACCCCCGGTATGCGTGGACTATTGGATCAGCCGCAAGTCACCCGCGAGGAGATGGTTAGCCTGTTGCAGGAAAATCAGATTAGGCCGCAGGAGACGGTGTTTGAGGGTGGTAATGCTGAATTTGAGGGTATGAATTTTCCTGCTCAAGCCGAGCAGTTAGACCCTTATGAGGCTTATGGGCGTAGTTACGTTGATGACCGCGTAAGCGACATGATAGGCGATGATTATTACGCTGATTATGTCGTTAATGCTGCCAAAGCGGCAGGTATGGAAAATTTTGATCTTCAGGCTATGAGAAAGGCTGTGGCGGAAGACGACTTTGCTTTCCTCGGCCCAAATGAAGACAATTTTGCTAGAGACACCTTGGAGCAGCTTGCTATTGAAGAATACAATTACGATCCTGTTTTGCGCTTGCAAGACCCTGACACCGGCTATGAAATTGTTGGCTCTGATGAGATGGGTTACACGATTAGAGACGATGGTGGAAATATAATAAGCAGCGATGTTCCGTACTCTTTGAGCGAGGCGCGTATTCAAGCTGAAAATCACGCTATGGATCGTGGCCTTGTTGGTTACGGCGGCGGCGAAACTAGGTTTAGCGAATATACAGAGCCGCACGGCACAAACTATCGCGAAATGCTTTTGCAAGTTCCTGAGTATGAGGGCATGAAAGGTGAATTTTACGAGGGCAGCCACTTTGATGAGCCTAACATCGCTGTCCACACGCGCACAAAAGACCGCAAGATGGCAAAAGACGCTGGCGACACTTTGTACGTTGAAGAGCTGCAATCCGATTGGGGGCAGCAAGGACGTCAACAGGGCTTTGTAAAACCTGAGGACGCTGAAATTCTTGACAGTCTAGAGAAGAAGATAGAGCCAATTCGTCAAAAAATGTATAAGGCAGACGATAAGGTTCAGTCTTTGCGTGATCGCGCTATTGACGATATTGCAACATCTCTTGGCCTTGTTAGGGGTGAGGCGGAAGTTAGGCCAGATTTTTATCAATATGGCAATTTGACATACCCTGATGGCAGCAAAGCTGTTGGCGCGGCTGACTTGCTTGAGCTTGTAAATGGGCGTAGGGCTGCTATTTACCCCAATGCTGGAGGCAGGGTAGATAGGTTCCTAGATAAAGACGACTTGCCTGATTACTATCGTAAGGCTGTTGACGAGTTTGATGTTTTTGCGGATCAATTTGATCCTATAAACAAGCAGATAGAAAACCTTGAAGGGCGTATGCAGTCTGCCCCATTTGTCGGTAACTCGGAGAAATTTGCGGAAGTCGGTATCAAACGTCTGCTATCTAAAGCCGTCGAAGAAGGTAAAAAATATGTGTCGTTTTCTTCCGGTGATGTTCAATACGACCGCTGGAACGAAGAAGGGCTTATGCCGTTCTACGACAAGATCATCCCGAAAGTTGCCAAAAAGGTCGCCAAGCGTTTTGACCCTGACGCTAAAGTCGAGCCTATGCAGGTGCGTATGGATGAGCAAAATGTAGCCGACAAGGCTGAACGCCTGACCATCGAGATCACGCCGAAGATGCGCGAGGCGATCCAAGAAGGCGTGCCGCTGTTTGTTGCAGGCGGGCAAGGCTTACTTGCCGCCGGTCAGCAAATGCGCCAAGACCAGCAGCCGCAAGGGATACTGTACTAATGCCCCCACGCAAGCCAAAAGACCCCCGACTAGCCAACGCTGGCGTCTCCGGTTACAATCAACCGAAGCGCACGCCCTCGCACCCGACCAAGTCGCACGTCGTTGTGGCGAAGTCCGGCGATCAGGTTAAGACGATCCGCTTCGGTCAGCAGGGCGTGAAGACCAACCAGACGGTCGGCCAGCGTGAGGCGTTCAAACGTCGCCACGCGAAGAACATAGCCAAAGGCCCTATGTCTGCGGCATATTGGGCTAACCGTGTCAAGTGGTCGCCGAGCAAGACCAAATCGAGTTCAACCAAGTGGAAAAAAGGAAGTTAGATATGGGGTACGGTAAGAAAAAAGGTGGAAAGAAGTCAGGCGGCGCAAAGCAGGTTCTCGGTAAATACTGCTGATGTCGCTCTACCGCAATATCGCCAAAAAGCGCGCCCGCATTAAGGCTGGCTCCGGCGAGAAGATGCGAAAGGTCGGAACTAAGGGTGCGCCAACCGCTGCCGCATTTAAGGCGGCGGCTAAAACCGCGAAGAAAAAGAAAGCGAAGAAAGCATGATTATTTGTGAAAATTGCCCATATAAGGGTCGGTGCGAAATAAAGCAGCGCTGTATTCAGGGAAAGAACGCAATGCCGGACATGACGCCCGCGCCTGCGCCGTCTAAGTTTGTGCAGACCAGCAAGGGTACAGTCGAGACCGCTGGCAAGCGTGGCGCACCGATTAAGGGGTCTAGCAAGGGCGCGTCAAAGAAGACACGCAAGGTTACTGAACATTGATTGTGAGGCGTCCATCAGTGGCGCGAATACGCAGACCGCAGCCCCCCATAGAACCTGCGCGGGATTTGTGTAATAATACACAATCGACTAAACCAAAGCCCGCGCCTAAACGCGCGGCAAAAGGTGCGAAAAAAAATGGCAAAGATGGATGACTACCAGCTCAGTTCGATTGTCTCAGGTGAGATAACCGACGCGCTAAACCACTTCGACAGCGAATACACCCAAGAGCGCCTACGCGCTCTCGACTTCTATTTGGGTGAGCCTCTTGGCAATGAGGTCGAAGGCCGCTCGGCTGTAGTCGCCACTGAGGTGGCCGACACCGTCGAGGCCATCATGCCTAACCTGATGCGCGTCTTTACTGCAAACGACAAATATGTGCGCTTCGCACCGCGCACCGCCGAAGACCAAGAGGCGGCAGAGCAGGCATCCGATTACGTCAATTACATCATCACGCAGCGCAATGACGGCTATAAGCTGCTGCACACGTTTTTCAAGGACGCGCTCTTATTCCGTATGGGCGTCATAAAGTTCTTCTACGAGACCAAGGAAGAGGTCGACGAGGAAGAATATAGCGGCCTGTCTGAGGACGAGCTGGTCATGCTGATGAACGACCCCAACGTCGAGATCGTCGAGCAGTCCGAAACTGTTATGGAAAGCATCTACGACGACGAGAGCGGCGAGACTATGCCGCTTCGTTCTGAGTACGATCTGACGGTGCGCGTGACGCGCGAAGAGGGCGAAATCAAAGTCATCAACGTGCCGCCGGAAGAGTTCCTCGTGAACCGCCGCGCCACGTCACTTGAGGACGCGCACTTTATGGCGCACCGCACCACCCTCACCGTCAGCGACCTTGTGGCTATGGGCTACGACCGCGATGAGGTCGAAGAGTACGCTGGCGAGGACGAGCTGAAGGTTGAGGACGAGGTTAGCAGCCGCTTTCAGGATTTGGAGGCGTCAACCGGCGTTGACCCTGCTGACCCGACAATGCGTAGCGTCGTCTATTACGAGTGCATTGTTAAAATGGATTACGACGGCGACGGCATTGCCGAGCGTCGCCGCATTTGCGCGATTGGCTCGGAAGGCCAACACATCCTGCACAATGAGCCGTGGGATCACATTCCGTTTGCCGTTGCCTCGCCTATCCTGATGCCGCACCGCTTGGTCGGTCGCTCGATCTACGACATGACCGAAGATTTGCAGGTGATTAAGACAACGCTGATGCGTCAATATCTGGACAGCGTTTACTCTTCAACCTTGCCGCGTATCGCCGCTGTTGAGGGGGCTGTAAATCTGGACGACCTGCTCGATGCACAGGCTGGCGGGATTATCCGCGTGCGGCAGCCCGGCATGATACAGCCGCTGGCTGGGGCGTCTGTTGGCGGTGAAATACGCCCGCTGATGGATTATCTGGATACAGTAAAAGAGCAGCGCACCGGGATGTCAGCCGCATCTCAAGGCCTCGACGCCAACGCGTTGCAGTCGTCGACTGCCTCAGCCGTTGCCGCCACAGTACGCGGCGCGCAGGTTAAGCT